CATAGATTGTTTAGAAGAATCTCGATTAGGTTCTCTAAAGAGTTAGTGGAAACGAACAAAGGCGAAACTAGGATCTATGGGCATACTTTTGTGGAAACAAAAGGTCCAGGACAAGTTTTGATTCATTTTAGCAAAGACGGTGAAGACAATGCGGTAGCATGTTCTACTGCTGTCATTCAGACCGTAGATAAAGGAAATAAAAAGATTCCAGAAATGGCAACTATTAACAACTTCTTTCCAGTCGACAAGCTCCCAACTAACATTTGTGAAGTGTGGGCGAGCAACGAGGTAGATGGAAAATTTTATGTCAATATGGTAGGTTTAGGCTTTCGTATCAGTGCTAGACACTTGATGACTGCCGGTCATAACTTTGATAGTAGATTTACAAGATTTTACATTACCCCGGCGTCGAACTCCGTTACATTTAATAAACTCAAGTCAATCGACATTACCAATTTAGAACGTCTCTGTGAGAAACTTCCTCGTAAAACAGGAATCATGGATTCTGTTGTTATCGATGTTGGAGAAATCGCTTGGGCCGTATTAGGTGTTAAGACGGCGAAATTAGCAAACTTGTGCCAAGACACAGCCATTAGAACTTATTCAAAAGCAGAAAATGGTACGTATTTAACCAGTTTTGGTTTGGTAACAGGTGATTTCGATGAAGATGGTATGCTTAGACATGATGCTAGTACTTTGGCTGGAGCCTCAGGTTCGCCAATTTACCAGAATGGAAAAGTAGCCGGAATGCATTGGGGTGCTAGTCCGTCACACGGAGAAAATTTATTAATTCCATTGTTTTGGTTGGGTTCTATTCCAGTAGCTGCCTTTTCTATGTTTTTAGTTAAGAAGCCAGAATCCACGATCGTATCGAGCAGTTCTAGTAGAACTAGCACATACAGTGATAAGTATCACTTTTGGAACAGGCGCGATCGAGAACAATTTCAACAAAGAGATTTCGAAGCGAATCAAAGAGAAGATGTAGAACACTACAATCCTTTATTCGAACAAAACTTCAATCGATTAGTGGAAGTTGAAGACGATCATTTTAGCGCTGCTTCTGAAGATTCAGCAGAACAAGATTTAATAAATTACTTAGCAACATCTGGTAGCGCTGTAGGAGTTGCTCCTTTGGTTAGTTCCTTAATGAACCACGCCAGTAAATATGGTGAAAGTGCATTAGCGAAACTTTTACCTAGAGCAAACCGTGCGTTATTAGAGCAAAGTGGAAAGATCAACGAAAGTCAAAAACAAAATGGTGAACAAGTGTTATCTAAAAGTCAACGAAGAAAGCGTTCGAAGAAAGTTAAAGTACTCGAACAGCCAATTAAGATGTTACCAAGCATTCCAGAAGAAGGAGCACCAATTAAATTACCAGAAATGAAGGATTTTCAAAGCAGGAGGAACTACAAGGCACCTCCAGCTACTCAAAGTCCTTCACGAGTTTCTGGCGTGCTTCAATCGGATGGGCGAATTGTTTGGAGTCGAACATCGGCACCTTCGTAAACCGTTTTAAAACAAGAGGTTTAAAACCTCCTCAAGATAAAGGCAATTTAAGTGCTTTGCAATTAGCAAAAGAAAATTTCGAAGAAACGACTAAGTATTCTTGGCCTTCCAGGGATCCAAAGTCAGTTAGAGAATCTTTCGAGGTTCACGTTCGAAAATTTGATTCTTTAGTACAAACTTCAATTGATTATGAAGATAGTAAGAAGGAAGTAATCGGCGCCCTCCCAAAATTTACTTTAAACAAAGTTTGGTATGAGATCAATGATAAGCTTCCTTACGAAGAAACTTTAGAACAACTTAAAACTGTGTGTTATGATTGTAGTCATCTTGTAAAAGGCACCGCTAGTCCAGGGTTTCCTTGGACCAGAATGGGGTATTTTACAAAGAAACATGTTTTAACGGAATTTAGAACACTTATAGTTACGCTAGCAGCGGAAAGATTGTATGCGTTGATGAATGGAATTACGAACTCCTGCGTTCATCCCGATGAGCCAGTTGTAGATTGTATAGATCTATTTATAAAAGGCGAATTTCATAGTGCAGCTAAAATTAAAGAAAATCGACTGAGGTTGATTTCTAGTGTTAGTTTAGTAGATGAAATCGTTCAACGTGCGTTACTAGGACCAATTGTTGAAGGAACCATTAGAGCGATGTATAGAGCTGGAGTCTGTCTGGGATTCGATAAGAACACACCAGAAGGACTCGCTCGTTTACAAAATCAATGGAATTTTCCAAGTGTCTCCGTAGATTTAGTAGGTTATGACTGGTCACAGACTGGTCAACACCAAGAAATTAAGAGAGACATTTATTTAGAACAAGCGGTCAATCCTCCAAAAGTTTGGACCACAGCAGTCACGTCATTATGGAAAGCTAGAGAACTCAAAGTTTTCGCTCTCCCAGATGGTGATGTTTATGAAGCTACTGTTCCTGGAATCGAACTTTCTGGACAATTAATTACTGGTGACGGAAATACAAAGTTAACTGCGGTGTTGCAGTCAAAATCAAGAAAAGAATTAGCAAAGAGGATTCCTTTTAAGTGGAAACCGACATCAGCGTTCGACCCAGTTAATGGAGACGATGCTGTTAAGGAAGTACCAGATTTCCCATTGCTTACGCAACTATCACACCCGATAGATCAATTAATTGCGAGTATTTTCAATGATTTTGGTTTCGAAGTTACAACTAGAGTAAATGCACCAATGACTGGTGTTTCATTTTGCTCAGCCATCCACCACCCCGGTTGTTATTACCCAGAAAGATTAGGTAAGATGTTAGCAAACTTTGCTTTCGCCTATAATCCGGTGGGAGGTTTCGAAAGTTACCAGGAAAGGTTGGTGGCTTTGAGCCATGAAGTTAAGTATTTACCTAACGCCGCTGAACTAATGCAGAAGGTGGAGACTTTGTTTCCATCTCCGCCACCATTTTAAATGGGATCTCTAGCGGGTCCCATTATCTAATTTTAGTTATATATACATATCACATGGATGGAATTCTTGCCAGCCTTGCCGGAACTAGTCATGATCTTGGCGGTTCTCACACTATGGCTCGTTCTACTCCTTCTCGCGTATCAAGTTCTACGACCCGTGGAACGACAGCGCATGGAGAGGTATTGAAACGAGCTAGTTTAAGAAAACTTGAAAAGTTTATTAAACGTGTGCAAAGAGCGAATGTTGAAGCAGCGAGAGCAGCTTCCATTCCCCATTATCAGACGAATCGCAAGGCTAACTTGGCTAAGTTTATACAAGCAGCCGGTGAGAGCAGAGATAATGCAGCAATCAAGTTGCTGTCTTCAAGCAGGAAAAGCAAAAGAAAGTTGGTACCACATGTTGCATCTGAAGTAAGTAAGATGAAACAAGCCGGTAGGAATGTTGCAAAACAACCTGCTGGCGTAGTTGGAACCTCTAATCTTTCTGCTGCTGTCTTTGCTAATAAGAAGAACAGACAACGACCAGCAAGAACCAGAAGTAGAAAAGGTGGAAACCAATCTAACAACAATGGCTCCAGGGTCACTACGACTAGAGCTCCTGTTTCGATAGGATACAATTCAACCCTTAATAGACCAGTTGCTAAGTCCCACAGAATTAAGAGGCGCGAGCTAATTAAAGATATCACTGGGACCGCTGCATTTGGTATTAATGAATTTGTTGTAAACCCAGGTTTGAATCAATCTTTTCCTTGGCTAAGTAATATAGCTAGAGGGTACGAAATGTACAAGGTTCATTCATTATCTTTTGAAGTTTTACCTTCAGTATCAACTTCAGAAGCCGGAAAGGTCATGATGTCTGTTGATTGGGACGTAAAGGACGATGCTC